ACCGCCTGCCGATTTCGGCTTCCACCGGCCTGTCGAGTGTAACCGTCAAGCCGGACACCGCTTTCAGACGGCCTGAAAAATCCGCACCCGCATAATCATTGTCCATAATGCGGACAACATCATAGGGCAGATGGCGCAAACCCTCCCGACCGACGGTAAAGCTGACCGCATCCTGCTGACGCAGACCGGTTTGCAGCATCCACGCGCCGAAACGGGCGGCCTGCCCGCGCGAATCGCAGCCGAACGCCGCCACCTGACGGACATTCAGGCCGTAGCGGCGCACCGCCTCGTCATCCTGCACATATTCGGTTTTCGTGCGGTAGCCGTCGTATTTATCGACATACTGCACCATCACCGCCGTCGAAATCGACTTAAAGGCCGCGCCCGAATAAGTAAACAGCCCGTCTTTGACATTACTGTTCGCATACTGCGCCACCGCGTCGGCATCAGCATCCATTACCACCGAAAAACGGCGGCCGTCCCAAACCGGCAAACCGCGAAACACACTCGCCAAATCGGTCAGCAATTCCGCCGCCTGCCGTTTTTCCGACAAATACGCATTGCAGACAAAGCGCGGCTCCTTGCCGCCGAAGCCGTCGTCCACCAACTCGTCGCAGTATTTCGCCACTTGGTACAGCGTCCACTTATCGATATCCGCCGCCTTCAAACGGCGCGCCAAAGTCGAATAACGCGGCTGCGTCAGCACATCGTAAAACACCCACGCCGGATTGTTCGTCCACGCCTTTTTGAACGAACCGTCCCACACCGACCCCGCATACGCGCGCGCGTCCGGATCGTAATTCGACGGCACATTGACCAGCATCCCGTCCAGCAGGTAATTGCGGCGCGGCACACTGTTGCCGAACTGATCGGAATCCACCGACAGCGCGGCCAAAACCGTATGCGGATACGACAACTTCGCGTCTATCATCTCGACAAAACTGGCAAAATACGTCTTATTGCCCGTCTTATCGCTGGCCGCATCGTCCGTCAGCCGAGAAACGCGGATATTAAACGGTGCTTCCGGCAACTGATCGAACAGCACGTCTTGGTAATACACCCCGCCCGCCCGCTCCGAAAACGTCACCGATTTCACCGCGCGCACGCCGTCCTTATTGACCAACTCCACGCGCAAAACCGTCTGCGCGGCCAACGTATCGCCGTTGCCCTGAACTTGGAAATTCCTGTCCACCCCCAGCGTTACCCGCAGGCGGCCGACCAGCTTGTCCGTTACCGCGCGCACAATCGGCGTACTCTTCTTCACTTCCGCCGACACCGCCACCGTCCGCTCCGACACATCGAAGCCCGGAATATACGGCTGGTCGGGCGTGCCGCGCAGGAAAAAGCCCGCCAAACCCTTGAAATTGAAAGAACCGTCGGCATTCTGCACAGGCGTATCGTTCAAAAACACCGATTTCCACGGCGCATCGTTGCCGTTGGCAAAACCGCGGATTTCGCCCTCGCACACCGCATCGACAATCCGCAGCGACTGCGCCGAATTTAACGTATTCGGTGCCTCATAAGAAGGCGTGGCCGCACCGCCGCTTTTCTTACCGCCCATATCCAAACCCCCAAATAACGGACACAAAAAACCCGACGGGCGAAACCCGACGGGCAAAACAAAGGCCGTCTGAAATTCAGACGGCCTGATTAACCTTAAATCTTCTTAATACTTTCTTCCCACTGCAAACGCTCTTCCTCTTCAATCGCCCGCTTTTCGGCCTCTTCTTTTTCCTTTTTCTCGTCCTGAAGCCTATTCTCTATTTTCTCCACTTCATCGTATACATTTCTATCATAAACCATAATGGATACTGCATCATCAGGGCATCTTCTTCGATCATACAAATATAGATCTGTCTCACTTAACGGATTTCCTGACAAATTATCTAAAAAGTTTTCGAATATGGACGCATCCACGCCCTCTATGGAAGGTAATACAATGCTAAATCTCTCCGCCTCTTTTACATGAATGCAACTTGGGCTGTTTATCTCTTCTTTCTGGGCAAATTCAGTACCGTACTTATCTACCAAAGCCTTAGCAATATGGAAAACCTCATCCCTATCTTCAACAGCCCTTGCAACATCACCCCTATCTCTAAGGTTATACGCATCAAGCGTATAATGTACTGCTATGTGGTACAACCTGCCTTGATGAAACTTCATAAATATTATTGGAGCGGTAAAATCTTCGGTCAAAGCCAAATCTTCATACAACCATACGTAAGACGACGGATAAAGGTCATCTCCTTTCAAAAGCCTCGGCTTCTTACCCTGTTTCTTGGCAATCATTTGTTTGACGTACTGCTCGGAATCACCAATCTTCAGAAAACCGATACCGTCCACCAGTGGTTGCGCAACCGTAGCAGCAGATACCAAACAACCAACTACCAAAGCTGCAAAGCGTTTCATCTTTACATTTCCTTGCGTGATTTAATCGAATTTCATCATGCCAAATTATATTTCCCTTGACAAGCATTTTCTTTCTGCTTTACATTCCGTTTCACGAGGCGTCGAAAACCTCTTCCTACACGGCATTCACCCCGTCAGCGTGAATTTTTTACGTCCATAAGATTCATTTGGTTTCCTTGTTGTTTCGTTTTGATACAACCGAAGTTTCCTATGGCCGCGAGGGCTGTGAATACAATACCTGCTTCGGCAGGGAATAAGCACGGCTCTTGTAGGGAGTTTTCGAACCTCGCGGCCGCCTATTTCTGGCAACTTCGAAAACAACCTACAGGAAACTATCATGAACACTAAGTTCTCTTTGTCTTTTCACAACGTCGATTTTGATATTACCGACATCCACGGCCAGCCTTGGTTAAGGAGCTTCCAGATTGGAAGTGCCTTAGGTTATAAAAATCCATCATCAGATATGGCAAAACTTTATGACCGCAACGCCGACGAATTTACCGACAGCATGACCCAAGTCATCGAACTGCCCACCACAGGCGGCAAACAACAGGTGCGCGTATTCAGCCTGCGCGGCGCACACCTTTTGGGTATGTTGGCACGAACCAAAGCAGCCAAAGAGTTCCGCCGTTGGGTGCTGGATGTGCTGGAGCGGGAAAGTAAACGCCCGGCCCTGCCCGCCACCCGTGAAGATTTATGGGCGCAGGTGCGCGAAGAGGGTTTCAAGAAGAAATATATCCCCCGCGACGAGGCGCACGAGGAAATGCTGACCCTGCTGCACCGGATCGAAACCGTGCTGTGCAAATCGCACTGCGGCCCCGACTTGGAGGGGCAAATCCGCGCCCTCACCGGCAAAAAGCGTTCCGAGTTGGATTTCTTCCAGCTGGCCGCGCTCAACCGCAGGCTGATCGACGGGATGCCCGCCCTGATTATGGAAAAACACCCGGAAATCCGCCGCCTGAAAGCCGAACACCGCTACAGCTTCGACCGCCCCGCCGAAAACCTGCCCGCCCTGCCGGACGCGGCGGAGAAAAAACCGCGCCCCGCACCCGCAAACGCCGCGCCCGCCGCCCCAATGTATGACGAGAAGCGCGACCGCCGCCGGCGCGACGAACTGGCGCAACGCTACGAATCCGACATCGCCCGCCTGCTGCTGTATTACGGCGAAGCCACCGACCGCAAAAACGAATGGGCGCAACGGATCAAATGCGACGCACTCATGCAAACCGCCCACCTGACGCGGGTATTGAACGAGGTTTGGAATAATTTCATCCACGACGAGGAAAACCAAAGCCTTTCCGACTACGACTTCAAACAGGCCATACTCGAACTGAACCGCCTGCACTGCACGATTTCGGATGCGGCCAACGGCTGGTAAGCCCCGCACAGGCCGTCTGAATTTCAGACGGCCTTATCCGTCCCCCAATACCACTTCGTAGTTGGCCGCGCGGACGGAGTCGTCGGCAAAGTCGGTATGGTATTTTTGCCCGTTCGGCGCGGTAGCCGCCGCGCCCGTGATGAATTTCTTTGTCATTCCGACGGTCAAATCCGCCGCCAGCGGTGCGCCCGGTTGGTTTTGGCCGCCGCCCTGCGTCGGATTCCTGCCGCGCGATTTCGCCAGCATCCGCCACAGGCTGCCCGCCGGATGCTCTGCCGCCGCACCGTTCAGGCGGCGCGATTCCACGCCCTGCGATACGACGCGGCTGCCGGCATACACGCGGCCGTAGGCAAGCGGCATCGGGCGGCCTTGCGCGGTGGTATTGCTCAAATTGGAAAACGCGCTGTTCCTACCCGCATCCGTGCCGGAAGACTCCTTCATTTTCGGCGGCTTGGTCAGCATCTGCGCCACCCCGCCGGCCACCATACCGATACCGGCGGCCACCAGCGCGCCGCCGCCCGCCCAGCTGGTCATGACACCGACCACAATCAGCACCGCGCCGACGACGGTCTGTATCAGGCCGCCGTTTTTACCCGCGCCGCGCACGCGCGGCACGATGTGCAGAATCCCCGAAGCGGGACGGCGGAATGCTTCGGCAATCCCCGCTTCCGTCTGGTCTTCGCCGCCAAAGCGCACCTGATACATGCCGTTGCGGATGTGCTCGCGCAGTCCGCCGATTTGGACGAACAGGGCGTGCAAGGCTTCGGCAGGCGTTTCGGCCTGCAAATCGAAGCGGCGGCCGAAACGGGATAAATCGCCGTAAAAACAAACCGTAATCATCATTCCATCCTATGCAGTAAATCGTTTTCCACCGCCCGCATCATGACCGGCTCAAATTCGGGATGCCGCCAAACGCTGTGCGTGCGCTCCTGCCACCATTGGTTGTACACCTCGCGGCGGCTCAATTGGTTGTATGCGTGGTGCAGGATTTCGCCGCCGCCCAGATACAGCGCGGCATGGTTGGCATGGCCGCCGTAGGCGGTCAGCACCACGTCGCCGCCCTCGAGGCCGTCTGAAACCCGCACAAAGCCGATGCGGGCAAGGTGTTTTTGCCAGTAGTCCGCCGCCGCGTCGGCATCCATATCGCCGCGCGGATGGTCGGGCAAATCCAGCCCCGCCAGCATAAAGGCATCACGAACCAGCGTGCCGCAATCGGCGTGGCCGTACTCAAACACGCGCCCGCGCAGGTGCGGACAACAGCGGAAGGCTTTCAGACGGCCTCCGGCGGCCAAAATCCACGGCAGACCGGTTTGCACCTGCATCTGCCGGTCCGCGCCCGATAAAAACGGTTCGCCGCCCGGGTGGGAATGGACGACGGCGGCGATTTCGCCGACACGTTCCGCCGCCTGCCAGTCAACGGCGGAAATCTCAAAGGTTTCATGCGGGTTTTCCGCACAATTGCACAAAGGGAAAAATTCATACCCGTCATCATGAAAAACCAACAGCCCGCACATTTCAGACGGCGCGGATTTATCCGCCTCATCCAATATTTCGCGCAGCACCGCCTCATGCAAAAAATCGAGGTCCATCATGATTCCACCTTGTCCGCACTTGGAAACCCGCCGAACGGCAAAGCCGCCGTCGCGCCGAAACGGGCGCGGCAGCCCGTCAGCGTGCCGCTGCAAACGTCTTTTTCCGGATCGCTTGTCGGCATATCGAATTTGTCGGCCACCGCGCGGCCGGTATAGCCGCAGCCTTCGCCGCGATACTGCCAGACGCAGGTGTTCGCCAGCATCATGCGCGCAGGCACAATCGCGCCGTCCGCTTCGGCGGGCGTTGCCAGTTCCAGCACCGCCCGTTCCGCCGTCATCTCGGTCAGCCGCTCTATAACGTAGCGGCAGACGATTTCTTGATTCGGATCGGCCTGCGGATTGCCCGCCGTGAAATTGGCCGCGTCAAGGAATTTGGCGTAGGTCAGACGGCGAACGACTTCCACGCCTGCCAGTTGGTTGTACTGCTCTGCCGCGCCGGTTACAAAACCAAGCGCATTTGACACGCGCAAGGTGGGGCGGTTGCCCGCGCCCTGCGCCGTCATCTCGAAGCCTTCAGCCTCTATCGGATAAGGCGCATATTCCGCTCCCTTCCAAACAATACCGCCGTTTTTTTCGTTGATTTGGTTGCAAAACCGCCAAACTTCGCCGCCAAACGGACGAAAATCAACTTCCCACAATTCAATCAACACATCCTGCTGCGCGGCGGTCAGGGCTTTAAGCATCACGCCCGATAAGGTTTTCATCCGTGCGTTCATGCCAACACCTCCTCAAATTCCGCCGACAGTTCGTACACCTTGCCGCCGCGCGGCGTTTCGCGGTATTCCGCCGCCTTAACCAACAGCCGCGGATGGCCGTCGGGCTGCCAGTAAAACGCCTCCACGCCGCGCCGCGCGTCGAGAAAGGCCTTAACCTGCTCAATCAAGGCCTTCTTCCCGACCAGCCGAACCTGCCATTTCTGCATTTTCGGCCGCAGCGACAAAGGCTGCCGCTGTTCGTAACCGTCGCCCAGCTTGACCGTGCGCACGGGAAAGGTATGCGTCGCGCTGCTTTCCGACGTTACCCGCCATCTGAATGTTTCAGTCATAAAAACCTTTCAAAAATAAAAGGCCGCCTGAACATTCAGACGGCCTTCGCCGCATTGTGGCTAATGTTGCCGATGCGCCAACTGTCGGCGATTTCCACCTTCGCAATTTGCCGCATCGCTTCGCGCAAACCCGCTTCCACGCCCTGCTGCACCTGCTGCTCGGTATCGCCGCCGCCGTTTTCGACATTGACCGTCAGATTGACCGTCAGCCCGCCGGCAGGCTTCGCGCCGAACAACGCCGGGGACGGCACGCCGACCACACCGCCGTCGGCATACCCACGCCGCCGCAGCCGTTCCACCGCCGCCACGCCGCCGTGATTGCGGACGTCGCGCTGTGAAAACACTACCTCACCTTTATGGACGATGCCCGCAGGCTCATACTTCCCGCCCGCACCGGTGTAGCCGCCGGTGGCAAAACCGCCGCCCACCACCCCGCCTTCGGCGTAGCCGCCGACAGCCGCTTTCATGGCTTGGACAATAGCCATCTTAATCATCATCTTAGACAAATCCTGCAAGATGGAAACCGTCAAACTGCGGAAATCCAGCTTGCCGGTGGCGACAAATTCGGCCAGTGCATCGCCCATTTTTTCAAAGGTCTGCACGGTGGCGTTTTCCATTTGCTCGCGCATACTGCCGAAGGATTCGATGTATTCGGTTATGCCGTCTTTCAAGCCCGCCTGCCAGTCGTTATCGCTCTCGCGCCGTTTCCGCTGCGTTTCGGACAACAAACCCATGCTGTCGGCCTTGCCTTGATTGAGATTAGTCAGCACATCGGACGGTACGCCTTCTTTCTGCGCCGCCGCAATCTGCTTGTCCCACAGCCGCGCCAAAGTCAGCCGCTCGATTTCCTCCCGCGTTTTGCCGATTAAAGAAATCTCGAACAAGCGCTGGTCGGCCTCTTCCTTCTGGCCGTCCAGCATAGACTTCGCCGTTTCGGCATAGCGTTCCGACACGCGGCGTAAATCCTCCTGCGCGTCGGCCTGCTCCGCCAGCGCACGCGCTGCCGCCTGCTGCTCCTGCGTCCATTCGCCGAAAGTCGGGTCGGACAACAACTTCAACTGTTCGCCGATGGCGCGGTTGCCGTTTAAAATTTCCAGCGCCCGCTTCGCTTCCGCATCCGCCGCACGGCGGGTAAATTCCTCATGCCATTTTTCATAACCCGATATCGGGATATCGACAAAATCGCGGCGCGGGTCGTCGCTGATTTCGCCCTTGCCGCCCGATAGCCAGTTCATCCGCGCCATCACTTCGGGAGCGTATTTCCTGCCGACGGGGCCGATGCGGCCCCTGTCCACATTGCCTTCGCCCGAATGATAGGCCGTCAATGCCTTACCCAAATCGCCTTTATAGCGCTGCAGCAAATCGCTCATCTTGCGCGCCGCACCGTCGGCAGACGATGCGATGCTGGCGGTATTGACCCTGTACTGCCGCGCCGTGGCCGGCATAAACTGGAACGCGCCGTGCGCGCCGACCGAAGAACGGGCGTTCGGATTGCCGCGCGATTCCTGCATAGACAAAGCGGCCAGCAGGTTTTTCGGCAGGCCGTACCGTTTTTCCAAACCGGCATAATCAAACTGCGCCGCTTGAGATAACACGGTTTTATTGACGGTAAATTTTGCCTTTTCGGTTTTGGACTTGCCGCGCCTGCCCCTTTTATCGGCATAACTCTCGTTAATCAGTCGTGCGTTCGCAGCATGATGGTCAATAATCGCCTGCCGTTTTTTCGCATCCGTGATGCCGTCCAACGCCTTTTTGCGTGCCTCGTCGTTTTCACGCAACGCACGCTGCCGCTGCTGCTCGCGCGTGGCATACCGCTCCGACACCGCATCAAGACTCCTCAAGCCATCGACCTGATTCTTAACTTCCTGCTGCCGCTTTCCGGCGGCGGCTGCATCGGCATCTTCCCGCGCTTTGCGCGCCTTCAGTGCCAAAACCTCGGATTCTTTAGTCAATAATTGCGCCGATGACGGGGTTTGCGTCCAACCGAACTCACTGTCAGATGCGCCGTAACCCATCCGCATAACTTTCAATTCACGCTGCGCCCGCGCCAATTTCTCTTCCGTGGTATCGGTACGACCGATGGATTTGATATTGTCCCATGCTCCGGACGCGGTTTCGCCGATCCGTTTCCACGCCGATTCAATCAAGCCCAAATCGGCCACGACTTTCTGCGCCATCACCTCCGTTTCGGCGGCATACTTGCGCTGCACCAGCTCGACCGCTTCCTGTTCGCGCCCCTGCTGCTGCAAGGCCTTCACCTGCTCGTACACATCGGCGTTCAGGGTTTTATAGGTGGCGGAAAAACGGGCGACGGCCTTCAGCGGGTCGTCGGCAATGGCGGTATATTCGGCCGCCAACTGCTCGACGCTTTTCCCCGTCGCCTCCGACTGCAACACAATGGAACGGGCAAAGGACTCGAAATTCTCCCCCGCAACACGGCCGGACGAAGCCAAAGCCAGCACCGCTTCGCGCGCTTCCGCATATCGGCTTGTAATATCGCCCGCATTCTGTGCCGCCGCCTGCATCTGGCCCGCCGACACCCCCGCCGCTTCACCGGAAAGGATGACCGCCCGCCTAAACGCGCGTGACTCTTCCGCGCCCTGATACAAAGCATAAGCCAGCGTACCGACAGCCGCCGCCGCGCCGCCGAACAACAGGCGGGCAGGCGTAATCACGGACGACAAGCCCTTGAACATATTGCCGAAGCCGCCGTACATATCACGCAACTGGCCGCCCTGTTGCAGCATAATCAGCATCGGATTCTGTCCGCCGGCAAGCTGGGTGACGATATCGGTCATCTGCGCCGGCGTCTGCCGCAGCGCATTATTAAACTGCGCAATCGAAATGCCGCCCGCCCGAACCTTGCCGTTCACCTTGTCCAACTGCGACAAATACGGATTCAACGCCGCCGTCGGGATGCCGCGTTGCGCGGCCAAAGCCTCGTAATACCGCCGCGTGCCGCGCTCGCCCGCCTCCTTCATCGCAATATCGCGCTGAATGGCCCTCTCCATCGACTTCAGCGACCGCTCCACGCGCTTGTCGGCCGCTTCAAAACCCGCCGCAGCCGCAGCCGCACCGTCTGCCGCCGGCTTCATGCCCGCAGAAATCCGACGGCCGCCCTGCTCTACCGAAACCGTCAGCGAATGAATCGACTTTTTCGCCTTCGCCACACCGGTTTCCACGCCGGACACGTCCGCACCAATGCGTATCATATTGTCAGCCATCAGCCCGCTCCCTCATCACTTCCAACGCTTCCGCCTCCATTAAGCGGATATCGTCAAACAGCCGCCGCCGTTTTTTCGCCGGTATGCCGTGAAAATCCATCACTGCCGCCAATGCGGCATAATCCAAACCCGTTGCCCCCGCCATGCCGACGCGCCATTGCGTGCCCGCCGCAATAAACAGGCACACCGCGCGCCAATTGCACGGCCACACCCCGAAAAGCTGCGCATCGTCAAAATCGGCCTCCTCAAAGCCGAACGCCGACAATTCCGCCGCATCAGGCTGCTTTTCGTAAAGTGCCCGTGCGGCGGCCGTCAGTTTCCCTGACGGGCGTTGAATACTTCGTCAATATAGCCGTCGACAACGGCAAACAACGCCTGCGGATAGTTTTCCAGCAGCAATTCGACGTTTTCACGGGTAAAGGATTCGGCCAAATCCCAATCTTCGGCGCAATCCAGCACCGTATCCGCCGTCCAGGCTTCCTTATGTTTTTCCGTAAACGCCGCCATCGCCTTGCGGCCGCGCTGCTTAAACACAAACTCCACCGCCGCAGGCTCGCCGCCCGGAACGGGGATGTACACCGTATGGCGAAAGGTTGCATCGGGTTTCAAAGTCAGTTTTGCCATGTTTCAATCTTTCAAAAAAAGAGGCCGTCTGAAACAGACGGCCAAAAGGTTGCAGGGGAATCAGTAACGGGCGGCAGGGCCGGACACCGCATACGCCAAAGTCACCGCCATAATCTGGTTACGGGTCATATCCGGCGTCTTATTCAGGCTCGGATAACCGTTGTAAATAATTTGGCCGCCGCCCTTGAGTACCAAGCGCAGCGGGGTTTTCCCACCCGCATCGCTCGCCTTCACCGCCGCCTTGTAGCCGGGTAGAGACGGGTCGTCGGCAATCTTGACCGTAATCGACAACGCAGACTGCGAGGTCGGAAGCTGCTGATCGTAGTCGTCTGCCAGAAAACCGAAATCGACAAACTGCTGCTCGCCGCCGCTGGTCGAAAATTCGATGATTTGCGGAATCTGCGTCCAGCCGGTAATCCTCTTCACGCTGCCCTTGCCGCCGCCGGCCGGATAAACGTCCACGTCGGAGGTATCCACACCCACCAACTTAAAGGTATCGTTGGTTTTGCCGCCGATTTGGAACACGCGCTCGTTCAACTGGCCCCAGCCGCTTTCCAACAACACAAAATCGCCGTCGTTGAACCCGTGCCCCGTTACAGTCAGCACCGCCTCAACGGCATTGCTCGCAACCGTAACCGGCTTCGCCGCATCGTAGGTGGTCGCAATATGAACGGTCGCGCCGTTCGGTAGTTTTACTGCCATAAATCAATCCTTTAAAAACAAAGCAAACAAAAAAACCGCCTAAGCGGTTACCACAAAATCCTGCACCATGCCGCGCCGCCCGTCCTCCAATACCACCGATTCAGCAGCAGACAACGCATATCCTTCCATTGAACCAAGTATCGCCCGTTCCACCGCAAGGCTTTTCTCCACGGCGGACAGCCTGTCTCCGTCCCATACCGACACGCTGAAACGGATTTTCTGCGTTTCTTCCGCATGGTCTAGGAATACCCTGCCCGCACCGCCTTCACGCCGAATGACCACCAGCGGAAACACCGCCTCTTCAGGCGCGAAATCGTGATAAATATCAATGTTTGGCAGCGCGGACGAAATCGCGTCAATCAGCATCTTTTCCATTGCCAATCTCCATAACGGCCTTCAAAATCAACTGCTCCACACGCTCCCCGGCCAACTGCCACGCCCTATCTAAAAACGGATTGGCCGCCGTGCCGCGCCGCGTGCCGTTATGCACCATGTAGCCGTAGGGCACCGCCTTCAGACTGCCGCCCGCATAACGGCCTTTCGCGCCCTCGTTCGCCCTCCAGCCGACTTGATATACGGCTTTGACCCCGTCCTCCGAAAAGGCTTTGTCGTAAAAAGCAAAGATTGAGCGGCGTAAATCGCCCGGATGAAATTCATACCGCCGTTTGCTGCCATCGGCGTTTTTACTGCCCTTGCTGTAGAAATAGTGCGATTTGTGATGACGCGGGGCCTGGATGCGAACTTCTTCCCGCAACAATTCCACCCCCTGCCATGCGGCATACCGCAGCTTCTTACCGACAGCTTCCGGCAATTCCTCCAAATCCGACAACGCGGCGGATAAATCGGCATCAACCATTACTTTCATTCGGCAGACTTTCACAAACCAAATCGACAAAAACACGCTTGGCCGCATCAGGAATCACGGCGCGGATTGCGTAGGGTTTTCCGCCGATTTTTACCCGCATATCGGGCGTAATATCTTCACGCCAACGGATGCGGACGGAAGCCCGAACAGACGAAGATAAAACATCGTGCTTCATGGTCTCGCTGCCCGACATATGCCGAACATCAGCCCAAACCTTCGCCAACACACGCCATGCAAAGACAGACGCGCCCGCGCTGTCTTTTTCCTTTACGCGGCGTAGGATTTCAACCCTATACCTCAATAATCCCGCCTTCATATCATCCCCTACACGCCGGGCAGATTGCGATACGGTTCAAGCAATCGGCGCGCGGCGCGCGGCAAGCCGCCCGATCCGTCTTCGCGGGTAGAATACAAATACCCGACCGTCAGCAAAATAGCGTTACGGATGGCGGCATTCAGTATTACACCGCCTTTCTTCCCTGCTCTTTCCGCCGCTTCCGCTTCCGCTGTGTCTTTGTGCAACGGGCGGTTCAAATACGACACGCAATCAGATACCGCGGCTTCATAATAAAGACGAATCAAGTCGTCTTCCTCATCCCCGTCAACACGAAGATGAAGCTTGACCAATTCGAGGGTTATCATTGCTGTTCAGTCTGTTGACTGCCCTCATCTCCGTTTTGACCCTCGCCCTGACCTTCGCCTTCGCCGGTCTGCTGAATATCGGTTTCATTACCCGCACCACCATCCTGCTTATTGTCGGACGGCGGGTCTTCAGGCAGCTTCGAATCGCCTTTTTTGCCACCAACACAGCCTGCTTCTTTCGCCGCCTCCAGCAATTCAGCCGGCACTTCATCGCCTTTTTCATACTGCACAGGATAAATCTCCCCATCGGGAACGCCTAAAAAAGGTTTGGTAAATTTAGCCATAACGCTTCCTTTGTTTTAAATAAAATGCCGCCTAAAAACTAAAACGCCGCCGCCCATACAGGAGGAAGCTCGTTTTCAGACGGCCTTGTTTTACATTACGCCGCTACTTTCAGCAGCACACAGGCTTCAGGATTGTCCACACCGCCGCCGACGCGTTTAGTTGTATAGAACTGAACAAACGGCTTGTTCGTATATGGGTCACGCAGAATGCTCACACCCTTGCGGTCAAGAATCATATACGCGCGGTTGAAATCGCCAAAAGCGATACACAACGCATTCGCGGCAACATCAGGCATATCGGCAACTTCATAAACCGGATAGCCGCACAACGTGGACGGCTGGTCTTGCTGATAGCTCGGCTGCCACAGGTAATTACCCTGACCGTCTTTCAGCTTGCGGACGGCGGCAAGCGTTTTGCGGTTCATCATAAAGCCCGCACCTTGCGAGTATTCGGCAGGTAGCGAATAAACCAAATCAATCACCGAATCGGCAGTAACCGCTGTCGCATTGCCGGATTTGACAACCTTGATTGCGCCCAGCGGATGCTTGGTTGCATTGGTGCCGCCTTCGGCATAGGTCAGCAAGCCGGTCGGTTTGCCTTTTTGGCCGTCACCGCTGATAAAGGCTTTGTTTTCGGCCACCGCAAACTCGGTTTTCACTTCATCGGCAAGGAAGGCTTCGAGATTGATTTCGGCGTCGTCCAGCATCTGCTGCGTTGCGGCAGGATTGGCGTAGATTTCGCCCGTATCGAAGTCCAAAGACTTGAACGTCGGCGTATCGGTTTTGGTGCGGGCATCTTCTTCACCCACCCAGCCGCTGCCCGCGCCGTGCATATTGTACAGTTTGCTGAATTTCGGCTTCGAGGTCGTCTGAACCTTAAACAGCTTACGCAATGGCGACACGGTACGCAGCTTGTCGGTGATGGTGCGGTCCCATTCCTTCGGCACCAAATAGCCGCCGTTGGAATCGTCCGATTTTTTCAAATCCGCGCGTACTTCGCCGGACTTCATAAACGACACAGTTGCATCAACAGCCGCCTGCGCTTCCTTATCCAGTTTGCCCGCACCGCCGTTCATTTGCGCGGCGGCCATTTGCACGGATAAGTCGTCGATAGAGGCTTGGAGTTTGGAAATTTCGGCTTCGGCTTTGGCTGAAGAAGCTTTGGCTTCTTCACTGCCTTGCTGCAAAGCGGCAATTTCTTTTTCTTTGCTGTCTTTGAATGCGGCAAAGGAACTGTTCAATTCCGCCAGCAACGCGCCCACATCGGGCGCAGTATTGCCGGCATCGGCAAATGCGGCAACCAAGCCGCGGGCAATCATCGTTTGTTTCATGGTTTAACCTTTCATGGTTTGAATTAAAGTCTGCAAGGCTTGCGCCGTCTTCAAATCGCCGCCAGCGCACGGCTTAGCGGCAGGTTCGGCAGCGCGGGGCGTGCCGTGGAATAAGTTGTTGAACACATCGCGTCTTTGAGCGCGGCTGTATCCCTGTTGCGCGAGGCTGGATTCAATCAGGGCCATCGCTTTTTTCTGCTCGCCGTCGCCGGACTGCTCGATTTCCTTCACATCGATTTCGCCGTCGGCAAAACCATCCTCAAGGGCTTTCGATTTTCCTATCCAGCTTTCACGATCCATCATGCCGACGATTTCCGCCTTCGACAGGCTCGAACGGGCGGCATACAAATCAGCCATTGCGTCATCAATCTGCGTCAGCGTGTCAATACTGCCCGCCAAATCGTGCCGGTTGCCAATCGCAAGGCTCCATGCGTTGTGTATCATCAGGAACGACCCTTCGCCCATCAGAATCTCGTCGCCCGCCATCGCAATCACGGAGGCGGCGGAAGCAGCAAGGCCGACAACCTGAACCGTTACCTTCGCCGGATGTTGCGCCAACAGGTTGTAGATTGAGATACCCTCGAAGTAGTCCCCGCCCGGGCTGTTGATGTTGACGACGACCTCTTTGTCGCCGATAGCGCGTAGCGCGGCGGCAACGCGTTTAGCCGTTACCCCCTCGCTCCAAAAGCTTTCGCCGATTTGGTCGTACATCGTGATAACGTTATCTGTCTCCGTTTTCGCCTTAACCCCGCTGTCCCAACGGTTCGCCGCATCAGGGCGCATATCGAAAGACAGCGATTTCGGCATGGCAGACAACGCACTAATCTGCGGCAGTTTTTTCAGGCTCATAATTCTTTCCTTGTTGCGCCTGCCTCAAAATATCGGCAGACTTATCAGTTGATTTCGGCAGGTCGGAAATTTCACGCACTTCGTTTTGCGTCATCCATGCTCCATGACCGCCACTACCCAAAGCTTTGGCAAAAAATTCCGCCTGATTCTCCAAACTGCCGCGCAACAGCGCACCGGCATTAAACTTGAATATCAAGCGGTCTTGCA